CCATAAAACTTTTCTTCTAAATCTCGCGTTCGTGATTCAGGAGTATCGATTCCTAGTAAACGAATTCTATTACATATTCGTACATCAAAGCCTAAATCAAAAACTGCATCAATAGTATCTCCATCAACAACTCTCTCTACAGCAGTTATGTTGTAGATAAATTCGCAGGGTTCTTCATTTATGTATTCAGCCACGGTTATTCTCCCAATCTAATTTCCATTTATTGTTTATAAGTGCCACCTTAACTCGACCTAAATCTTCCACTTCAGGATAAAGATATGTGTATCCTTGTCCACCATAGTTAGGATTAACTTCATGTGGTTCACCCTTATCTATTCTTCCAGCCAAGTCTATCAATTCATGAGTCTTTATGTAGTTTTCAAATAAAACTCGTTCACCAGGAATTAATTTATATCTTGCTACTTCTGATTTGTATCCGCCTTTAAAGTCTGACATATCTTTAATTAATCCGTTTGTGTGTAGTGGGGAGTTCTTCTGTTCCCAAGCGACTCCCCGAAAGTATTACCCCTCTAACTCGGCTATACTCTACGCAGCGAGTGCGTAAGAATATGCGGTATAATCGTCATTGTTTGCGATTAAGTTATTTGATTGTAGGTAATCACCCTATCTGTTCTCTCTGATACCTTCATTAGCAATCGAATTCCATAACAGCCCCATCAACGAAAGTCATACCCAATATAAAGTGTGGCATAAGTTAAACATAGTCCAAGCAATATCATTATTGCAAGCCACATTAATTTCTTTTCCATAACCTTCTTTGGTGGAGCTGGCCGGAATCGAACCGGCGTCTTACTTAACTATTCTTTCAGGTCATCAAACAAATTCCTTAACATTATTATTTAGTTCATACAATTTCTTGGCTTCCCATATTTTATCTGTCCAATCATCTCGTTTCTCTACAAATAATTGGGGCTGTTCACTATCAACAGCAATGATTACCACTACTTGTGGAACAGGAATCTTTGTTAGTTCTTCATATGCTACTGCGTAAAATGCACATTGTGCAAAGTATGATTCACACCATTCTTTCTTCTTAGTTCTGTTACTAGTTTTGTAATCTATTACAGACAACTTACCATCAAACTCGGCAATCAAATCTGTCCTACCAGCAACACCGAAATGGTTTGAGTACAGTCCAAGTTCTACTCCGTGAATGTTATCTATTCTTTCAAAGAACGGTTCAATGGTCTTGAATAATTCTGCAATGTGTGGTAACTCTTCCTTGAGAAATCCGTCATCGTTGAGGATATACTTTTCACAGACACCGTGTAAGCGGGTTCCTCTGCGGGAAGCTTTTCCCGAGACTTTGTTCGCTTCGGTTTCTCCAACGCGTTTTCTCCATTCAAGAATTGAAGTTTTGCTGAATTCTCCAAGTATACTCGTGATACTTGGGTATAAGGAACCGCTGGGAGTCGCATAATATCTCTTTCCGTTTCTAGATTCGTGTTGTATGTTGAACGATAGATTTGGTGACTGTCTTAGATGATTAAACTTTTTCATATTAAATTATAAGGTATTGCCTGGAATATTTTGTTTCATATCGTTTAGTTTATCATTAAGTTGACCAACTGCTTTAGGTTGTACAAAATGTTTAGTCTTGATATTATCATAAGCAAAATATGGAGCGGACATTACTTGTGTTATTTCGCCACCACAGGTACATGGTGATTCTGTTGGAATTTTTCTATCGTCTATCTTTAAATCTTCTTCGAAAGTGTAACTACATTGGTTACATTTATAATCATACGTTGGCATAGGCTTCAATCCAGCTTGGAGGTGTTCTCATGTTTTCAACTAATCCACCCCATTTAGCATTAGTGTCTTTACATTGTTTAGAATATACTTGTCTAAAAGATTCTATGGAATTTTGAATATCATCTTCAAGAATTTCAACTTTAGTGGGGCTCGGGAGTACGATAAGTTCTCCTTCTGAGATATTTCTAGGGACATGACTTAATTTATTATAAAACTTAGACCAATCATCATGCATAGCATCATATCGATACCAATATTCTTTATGTAACCAGAACCACAAATCATGTAACCATTGATAGTTTGAATTATTAGCTTCAACCCACCAAGCTGGTTCTAGAATCGATTCATCCGGAGGATCTAAGGATTTAAGTATATCACCCTCCGGATCTAAAGAATAATGTGCTGCCGTTAACATTTTAGTATATGTTAAAATTTACATTTTTGGATCTACATCCAGAAATAATATATTCATAATAATAGTTTTATCTCACCGTCTTATTGACTTATAAAAAATATGTTGATCTATTGTTGCTGTTACTTTTTTCTTTTTCGTCCACCTTGGAGCTTTAATATATCTGGCGTGATAGTGAAGCGCACCATCAGTGATATCTGGGAGATTTTCATTATTTTTCAAAACATATTGCGCTAACGAAAATGAACTATCCCATAACCTACTGTTTGTTGGTGGTATATCATCTTTGCCATCACAATACCATGAAAATTGACAACGATCTCTTTTAGGTAATTGTTGACCATCACTTGCTGTATAAGTTGGACCCTCATAAACTACTTCACAAACTGTATTTGGATACCATGTTGAATTTACTCTATTTAATGTTACTTGGGCAACTGCTAATTTTCCTGCTGTACTTTCTACAGCTGCTTCGAAAAATATATTCTTTGCCATACAATTTACTTGTGCATTATGTAATTCATTTTTAATATGTAATATTTCAACAGTCTTACTAATAGTACTCATCTTCTGTTGTTCAGCTGATACGTATACCATTTCATGTTGGTTACTTACAGTTGACGTTCCACCAATGCTACCAAGAAAACCAGTAGCAAGGAAAACAATAAGAAATAAACTTATTTTTCTCATAGTCCTCTTATCTTTGGGTTGCCGTTCTTTTAAACTTTACGTTGTGCTCTTCTCGGATTTTTAATATACGTATCAGTGTTACCCAAAATATTCGAACTAATAAAATCTTTCCAGTCAAAATCCGATTCCCAGCTATAAGTACCTAATGTGCCAACAAATTTTTGTGTAACCCTATCAAAGTCAAACGTAGTTATTACGTTTAAGGGAGTTGTTAGCCTGACAGTTAAAGAACGTGGTACACCAGCTGTTGCGAGTAACTTTCGAATCTCGACTTCTTTTGTTACTGCTTCGCCACTACTAGACGTACGCTTAAATTTTACTATTCTGTCATCTAAATTTTTTAAATTTGCCATTATGGTATTAAATCCGGGAAAGTTGTTTTTACTAAATTATAAGTTAAACCCCGATAGTTCAACTTTTTATCTTTTATTTGAATTACCAAATCCGCTTCTGTCGGGTGTAATCCTTCTAACATCTGAACAAATAATTGCTCTCTTCTTAATTGACCCAGACTACTATGACCACCCTCAATGAATAAATAAAATTTTCTAATATTGGGATATAGATAAGTGGGGTTATATTCGTCTGGTGAACCTACCGTTTTATAGGGAGGTGAGCCTTCTGGCAGAGCAAATTTGATATCTGGATGAAATGCATATTTTAACAATTCCATTAACGGTGTGGATTTATTTTCCAGCAAAATCTTTTTACGTTCTGTGATAGATTTTGCCTTTGCGATGTCCTCAAATATAATTGGTATACTAAGTGCCATAAATTAAAACTCCGATAAGTTCTCTGTTAGGTTTTTTAATCTATGTTCTACAAAATATGTAAGTAATCGTTTTCTATCTCCAACATGTGGTTTTTCGAACTGATTAGATATATTTATACGAATTGTACTAGGAATTTCACCCAAATCAATTAATTGTTTGTTTCTATTGAAATTACGTAACATTTCATTATTGCAAAACATATTTGGTTCTAGATCAAACCAATCGGAAACCTTCTTCTTGGATATTGGAGTTTGTCTTCTTCCTTCATCAACAAGCACATTATCATCCGATAAAATATTTGGAACACCATCTCCCACATCACCTCTTATAAGTTTTTCATGAAGTGACCACTTAGCATCACCGTCAATAAATTTTTTCTGTATAGGAGAATATTGTCTAACATTAAATTGTTGAAGTTGTATAAAATCTTTATCACTTGACAATATCAATGTTCGTTCATTTGCTAATCCCACTAAAATGGCAATTACATCATCCGCCTCAGCTTTTTCTACTTGGATTACTTTATATGGAAACCATTCAATCAACTCCTCTTTTAGTTGATTCAAACAATCATAAAGATTTTCCCAATCGATTGAAGCAGCAGATCGAGTTTTTTTTCTAGATGCTTTATAGTTTGGAAAAAGCTCTTTGCGCCAAGACTTTCGATCATCACAACATAAAACTAATTCACCAAA